TTGCTTACGCGGGAAAAATGAGCTAACCACTGCAAGAGTGACCGCACCGAATATCCCATGAGATAGTCGAGTGCATTGTGTATGCGGTTACAGGCGTAACGACAACCATTATTCCAATTCGTATTCCACACGTAATTATTCCAATTAGACGCGCGAGAGCCGGACTCCACAGTATTGTCACGATTGCCGCCGAAGATAGCCGTATGTCTCATTTTCCCCTGACTCATTTCTTGATCCAAGTGCCGAGAATTTTTCCCACTTCGTCGATCTTGATCGATGCGACTTGGTGTTGGTGCTGTGAGATAAAGCGACGTTTATCGTTCGCCATAAATCGCAACCAATATCGTATCGTTGCCAAGTTCGCATCTGCTTCGTGCAACTTGGATTTCTGATCGGTTTTTAGAGCTTTGTAAAAAAGCTCTGTTTGAATGAAAATAGATTGGATAATCATCGCTTTTACAGTACCGTGCTTGCGCTCCATGTTCTGCACGACAGGGTAGATGTAGTTGATAAACCCGTCGTATTTTTCGATGATGACCAGCAAGCTATCGCGTCCCATTTAGAGCCTCCATTCGCTTTCGCTCATTACGCAAGCTCCAAGTGGTTACAGGCGTAACGACAACCATTCCCCCAACCCGTAAACCACACGTAATTACCCCAAGTAGACGCGCGAGAGCCGGACTCCACAGTAGAGTCACGAGAGCCGCCGAAGATAGCCGATACTGGACCACTTTCATCGGAGTAGATACTACCTCTCCCTTCGGTATTCGCTTTCCAAGCGTAAGTCGCCCCGGGACCGCGTGATAAATCTTTACCCCAAATCCATTGACAACCCGTAGCCATACACATACCGAACTTCGAGGTGAAGTTAGCGAGATGCTGAGTGACACCTGTATCCGCTGCACCCGCTGAAGTGGCTTCGAGCACACCATAAGCGATGGCACTAAATTCTTCGTAAGAGATCATGTCTTTGCCGTAAGCCTTGCCTATTTCCATCGCCTCAAAAGCGGTTAGTGTTCCGTAGGTAGTCGTACCGTCTCCTCCGTAGAAGAGAGGTATTTTAGGGAAGTTACGACCGTTGAGTACCGTACCGCCTGCGATGGTTTTACCCGCCGCCGATGTACCGAAAGTGTGGTGATCCACGTTGAGCAGATAAATGTCATACCACTTACCGCTGTTGGCTTTAAACATACCGCGAGCGTCATTGTTAGCCGGACGGAATTTCAAATCCCAAAAAGAGTACGCATTAATACCCGCAATCTTCGTAGCATCTGCGGCGACGATGTTGTTGATCGCTGTAAACGCTTCAGGAATCACCCCATAGTGGAACCCGCCGATCTTGCGAGAGTTCGCAGTCGTATATCCCGTAGGGTTCGTAGCATTGGCAGAGAGGATAAACCCGCCCGCCTCAAGAGCATAAACGTAGTAATCCGTTCCTGCGGCTTTTGCACCTGTATCAAGTGCGCCTACACCTACGCTGTTTAGGGAGAGGGTGTAGGCGGTTCCCGAAACTGAAATCAATACTGCCCCTACGAGAACTTTTGTCCCAATCGGGATGGTGATGGTGGATACTGAGGCTTTGGTGAAGAGGGGGGCGCCGGTGAAAGGTTTGGTGAAGAAGGATTCTCCCTTAGTGTTTAGTTGCTCTTGAATAGCTGATGTGACACCATTAAGATAGGATATTTCATTAAAACTTATAGATGAGTGCGTAACCCTTACAACTCTCCAATACCCACTAGCGCCGTTCTCGCATACTACATCAATGCTTGACCCAGCTACTGTAATAATGTTATCCCCTCCAGGACAAATCAGTGAGGTTGCATTATGGGTAATTGTTAATACCCCATCAAAAATTAAAGTCCTTTTTACCCCAGTAGTAGATACCCCTAGTGATGTAATAGTAATGGTTCCAGTGATATGAATAGTATCTCCTGCTCCATGGATACCGATAGTTGTTGTTGCAGCAGATGCAATTGGAGCCCCTAATGTTTGATCAGATGCCATTGCTGAAATAACCCCAGTAGCAACAGTATATTTAAAAAATGGAATCCAAGCTGTATTCCCTGCATTACGAATATTAATATAATATATCAAGGCATTGCTTGTATCCATCCAAAGCATATGTGAAGATGGGGTAGCTGGGGCAGTTGCTCCTGAGTTCATACTTGCAATTGATTGTAGAACATTATTTAGGTCCTGTCTAAACCCTGATCCGCTTGCATTTGCTAAATTATAGTCATGCTGCATGAGTTATCCTTATGTTTGATTTAATACCCTTGTGAGATATAGTTAATTTGTCGTTCAACTGCTAATCCTCCATTTGTTATAGATATATAAAACCCGGTAATAGATGTATTTGTAAGGGTATATGTATCTCCATCTATTGCATCTATGATTGTGATTTGTGTGTTTGGTAAAGTATGGAATGGTTTACTATATGCTATAGATACCCCAGCAGAAGATATGATTATCTCAGTCCCTTTTTCAATATGATCTGGTACATCTATGGTTAATGTATGTTCGGTTATTCTTACTAATATGTCTGCTGACTGTGCGGTCAAAACTATTCTAAATTTAGCGCCCATAATTAGATAATCTCCGGCAATAAAATTAGCCCAATCGCTGTATATTACGCCATCTATAGTCGTTGATATTTGGGTTGTTACAGAAAATTTACCTGCTACATCCTCATCAATGCTTATCATTGAATCAAAATCAAAGACATTATCAATAAGTGAATTTATTGACCCAGCATGTATCGTACATGCTAATGACATGCTATAGGTATTTACTTGATCCCCAATAATTGAGTTAGCAATTGGAAAATCATAAGTTCCAAACAATATGCTTCCACCAACAAAATCAAAGTCAGCTATATTGTCAATATCAGTAATTTCATCTACTTGAATAACTGATGATGGGGCAAGTGATAAAGCCCCAAAAAAAACATTATCATCAAGAATCACTGTTCCAGTTTTTGTCCCTTGCCACCCTTCTAAATAATCATCGAATGATGCAATCACATTTCCTACAAGCACAGCTCCACTTATTTGTACACCATATGGGGATAAGCTATAAGTTTTAACTCCGTAACCGTTTTTATATAGAGCTGATATCCAATACATGCCATTGCTAGTTGGTTCAAAAAATGTTTCTGACTGGACTGATATCGTCTGAGCTATCCCCCACGAAACTCCTCTGCGAATTTCATATACCAGCCCGGTAGCCCTACTATCTGATACTGAATTCCACATAATTCTTAACCGGTTATTTAGATACACTGAATCGGTATTGTCAATATTTTGGAGCGGGGATAAGGTATGATTTATAACTAATGAATCTGATTTATTCCCAGTTGTATCTATAGAATAAATAGAGATGCTTGCATACTCTTTTGTCGCGGGAAGCTCTACATATAAATTTTTTGTTACAACGTCGGAATATAGGTTAGATGGAATAACAAACTCTTTAAAATCTACTGGAGTATATGGGTAATCCCATTTGAGTCGTATGTTTTCGAGCGTATCCGTTACGGTTATATTCTCAACCATTGGTGGGGGCATAGTCTTCCCGGAAATAGTATAATTAACCGATAGTTGCCCTACATAAAAAGTATAATTAACTCCATCTTTCAGCCCAAAGATATCAATACTATTTGACCTTGCATCAGCATAAAATATAGGAGATGATATACCATCATTCTCTAGGTATGATATTGGATAGAATAACTCTACCCCTCTCCATGATAAGGAAACGATGGTTTCAATAACACCGTCTTTTGATATATGCATATAGTCATAAACTTGAATTTCACTAGTGGCTAGATCAGACACCAATACAGGAGAAGGCAAGTAGGTAGTATCAAGGTATACATTAGGGTTATACTCAATAGCGGTAATCTTACGTTTTAAATCCCCAGATGTTGTAAGAGATAATATCCGCATTTGCTTGGCGTGGCGATTAACTTCCCCAAAAGAATAGACTGAATACTCAGAAGGTATTTCACTAAGTGAAGATTCTAAAGTAAGCGTATCACCTGAGATGTTAATAACTCTCTTATACAGCTGAGTATCAGTATCTGCATTTGATATTTGAATGTAAAACATTTTTCCTATGTCTAAAACTAAATCATCCCGATCTACAACAATAGTATTTGAAGTAGCCGATACTATCCTCCCACTATATCCCCATTGAGGTACATCATGGGCAATGTTTACAATATCTCCTACTCTGCAGTGGATTGCATCTATTGAAGCCTCCCATGAGGCTGTAATGGTTAAGTATCTATTTTGATTTATATGATATTTAGCTTGGCGCATAGCCTGTGTTTTATTAGTACACCCAACTAAATCTATTGATGCTTTGTTAATATTATTTGTAAGATCATAATTTCCTTGCGATACTTCAATAGGTGTTCTTGTATATCCTTCAAGCTCATCATAGTAAGTTACTTCAATAATATTTGCGCGGTCTTTAAGAGGCAAAAATGATTCTGAAAATGAGTTTTGGATGATATTGCCCATAGAGAATAGAAAACCCTGTACTGGTAGGATATTAGGTCTATCCACAAGGGCAGTAAAAGTTGAACCATACTGAATGATGGACCCTCTTCCATTTTGACCTATCAACCGCAATGCTTCAACTAAATTTATAAGCTGATCCAAATATATATTGACTGTAAAATTTTCAGCAGTACAATAATCAGCCCATGATTGAAATGAAGTAAAATCAATACGATCCATGGAGACCCCTGCCCCATACCGTGAGTTTGTAAGTAAGTCAAGTGAAGCCCATGCAGGGTTATCTAGCCGTCCATATGTACCACTGATACGCTCTACAATAGCTGATATTTTAGGAAACCCCCCACTTAACTGATCAGTAGCTAGAGCCTTAATACTTAAAAGCGCTGTATCTGGGTAAGTAAAATCATCACTTATAGCTTCTTGTAAGAATTCAAAAACAATATCAGTTCCATATCTTGACCCAGTTGGACGTTCTAAAACAGGGTTAAAAATATTAGTATTATAGGGAGCAAATTTCATGCGAACTTCATACTGCCCAGCTGGTAAGTCTTTCAATAAATATGTGGCTCTAATTGGTGAGGTCTTATTACCTGACATAGTTACCTGAGCTACTGGGACAGTTACTAAATTATTCCAGGCATATATATCAGGGTTTGGGTATTGATTATCTTGCCATACTATTGTTGTCATAGGTATGCCAGCAGGTAGGCTTGCAATAGTCTCTATAAATGTAGTAGTTGTATACCCTGTTTTCCCACCAGTAGATACCCATGATCTTCTATACACATCAAAAGGGCCCATGGTATCCGGATACATGTGCGTAATTTGTGTACCAAAATAAGTATAAGTTGTTCTTGGCACTGGGTTATGGTCTACATAGATATCAGAGCCATTTATCATCTTGGTTGTTATTTGAGCCCATTCCCCCCCAGCTATACGATACTCGATGTCTAAATTGATTGATATAGTATCAAGCCCGCCACCATCATTTGCATACCATAGACCTTGGGGGGCTAATAAGTTAATAGATAGTTCTGTTACAGCATCACCTTTAGTTGTTGCAGATACCCAATCAACTGTATTAGTAAGCTTTTTATTTAATGACTGATCAGTCCATGTATCTACCCATAATGGTATTACCCCTTGGTCGTTTGTACCCAAGCGTGTTTCTATTAAAATATTAGTGAAACTTGATATAGGTGCATCATTAATCTCTAAGGCATAAATAGAATCTATAGGACCCTCACATAATGCTGTTAATACTGATAGGTATTGCTTGTCTCCAAGAGAGGTAATACTTTTACCAATATACTGTGGGACTATGCGCATTTTCCCATATAAAATTGGGATAGGGTTACCCTGCTGCATTGAATTTCCAGCAACATTCCAGCCATATGTAGGTGAGTTTTCAAGATTTGCTATCCCAGATGATGAAGGCATACTTGGTTTAAACAATGATCCAACTATCATCCCTCCAATAGCCATAAACCCAGCAACTAATATCGCCTGCCCAATAGCTGTTGCTGCAACCCCACCCATCGTTAAACCTACATAGCCTGCAGCATAAGGGGCAATAATTGCAACAGCTATCATAGCTACAATCATTAGTATTTGCTTACCGCCCCCTCCGCCTTTAGGGACTAATGCAAATTCTATGATTTGTCCTTCTTCTACTATAAAATCACACTCTACTATCTCATTATTTAAAGATACGACAATATCGTATAGCTCTCTATCATATTGATATTCTTTAATAATAGAGTATGCGCTTACCCCCGCAGGTATTAAAAATTTAGTATGATCGGTTACATCAAAAGGGTTATTATATTGTACTAATTCAGCTGATTTTTCCATCTATAAACCCCCTTTATGTAATAGTTCATTGTGTTCAATTCAACGATATGGCTGCCTATGTTTTCTAATGTGTGCAGCATTAACCCATTGCCGATGTACAGCCCAAAATGCTGGACCATACTAGGGTGGCTTGGATCATGCGACATGGCAACAACATCATATTTTTTAAAATTAGACACCGGCTCCCAATATTCTGATATTTGCTTTAAATAATCAGAAAATATAGCTTTTGAAGAGTGGCATGATGCTAAGAACTCTGGGATATCTATTTGACAATCTTCTTTGAAAATCAATCGAAGTAGCCCGTAGCAATCTGCCCCAGATAGTGATTGCCCACGATCTTCAAAAGGGATCCCGATATATTTTGTCATAGTCTTACCCCTCCAAAACCAACACCTGGGAACCCGCCAAATCTTGGAGAATTGCCAAGGGATTTACACCGGGTAAGAGTTTTATCACAAACAGTATCAGCCCCAGCATACCCGCACTCAATTCCTTTAAATTTCCAATAGCAAAATTGTTTTATGAAACGTCTTTTTGGGGTAGTGATATTAAAAGGGCTATCAGCTGTCAAAGTAAATGTAGCTGTCTCAGATGTTGTGGAGGGTTGAGATAGCTCAAAATATACTGTTTTAATTGCTTCGGTGTTTAATAGGTCTTTTGAATTTACAATATTGCAAACACACTTAATCTCATTTCCATCAATACCATTAATTTTAAGAAATTGATCGTAATTACTCAAATACATTTCGATAACACGTTGTCTATTATCAAGAGTAATGGTCCATTGAGGAACCTCCCCGGAACCCTCTTCACTAAGTTCTGAAATATCAAAAGGGAATGCCAGCCATGTCTTTGAGCCCCATGTGACATCTTCCCCATTATTTGTAATCGTAATAGGCGCTACCCCAGGTATTATTATTTCGAGCAAAACATGGAATACCGCATCTGATCCGAGTGAGTTTTTATCTTGGATAGTTCGTAATGATAATGCCATCAGATACTCTCCAAAATGATTTGAGTATTACAGAGTGCACTACTGATAGGATTTTTTTCAATGGTATCATTTTGGAATGTTACCTGATGAGTTACAAGTGTTTGTGGATGAATATAACCAAATACGGTCCCTATATTTACATCAAAAAAAGTTTCAATAGTTGCATATTCAGCTTCAGTTATAGCTTTGAAATCAAGTATAAACACATACCTAGCTCTAGTAGAGGTTCGACGTACTTGCAGATAATTAGCTTCAAAAGCATTTTTTGTCATGCCATATTTTTTTTGAAACTTTGTACCGCTGATTCTAGGCTTTGGATTTAATGGGAATGTAGCCATTTATCTACCCCCCATTACAATATCTCTCATACCGCTTTTGTTACGCTTTATAGCATCCATTACAACGCTAATTACAAAGCCTTCGCCATCAAACTTCGATGATGAGGAAGTAGCTTTAATATCTTGGCCACTTTGGTTTATTATCTCAATTTTTATTGGCTTTGCATTAGAATAATTATTTATATCTCCTGTAACCATTCCCCCGCTTGCAAATCCTTTGGTTCGTGTAGTTTCTAAAGCTCCGATGAGATTTGGTGATTTTTTAACTATCCACTGAGGGATAACATACTCACCACCATGAACAATACCTTTGGGCTCATACTTCCCTCCATCACCGGTATATCCGCCTGCTGCAAATGGAATTATTCCCCCATCCCACGCATCAACTGTAGAAGACCCTGAAAACAATGCCCCGAAATTAAACCCACCAATAGCCCGTGTCAATGGCTCAGTAATCGAGTTCCGGATCTGCATACGGATGATCCCCTCGATGACGGTATTGAAGAAATCCTCTGCGCTAAACTTCCCGGTCATAAACATATTGACCATCGAATCTTCCATCGATTTGAAAGCATCTTCGAATACGGTCTTAAGCTCAATCCCCCCTGCTTTTAACTTCTCTATTTGATCTCTATCCAGTTTCGCTACTGAAGCGTTGAGCCACTCTTGGAGTTTGACTTTATCGATTCCTGCTTTTTCATACTCTTTGTACTGATCTCCTATCTTGATTGATTCAGAGGTGTACCAATCTTCCGATAGGTTGAGCATATCGTCACGCATACGCTTTTCGGCAATCTCCATTTTCTCAACACCATCTTGATGTGCGAGAGTGCGGTGCGATATACCTGACATCTGCCCCTGTAATATGTCATGATTAAATTTCTCGTTCAGTTTTATCTCTTCCTCGAACCGTCTAATCCCATCATTGATCCGCTCGTCGAACATTCGCTGTTTCATAGAGGCAAGTTCTTTTGCATCTTTTTCGGCTTGGGATATTTTTGGAGATTTTCCGGTTTTTGGCGGGTCAAAATTTACCAAATCACCTGACGGTAGAAATGGTTTGTCATTAGGTTTATAATCACTTTTAAACTTATTTTTAAGCCCTGCAAGAGTGCTATAGGTTTCAACCACATTTTTAGTATATTGTTTGGCCTCTAAACTGGCCGTATGGTAATCCATTCGCGCCTTTGCAGCCGCATATCCACCATCTGTAAGCAACCCTGATATTGATCCATATTTAGCGTGTGTTTCGGCTACAGTAGCATACGCCATTTTTGCATTAGCTACAAATTGACCAATCCCGTTTGTTGCGGTGCTTAATCCTAAAATAAAATATTCGAAAAACCCGAAGTTCTGCACCATAGCATCGGATGATCCCAATACTTCATCCGCCATAAAATCAAATGCATCTGATACGGTATTAACCATTATGGTTGATGTATCACCTATTAAACCAAAAGCATCACTACCCACTTGGCCTAGTGCAGTGAAATCATTCATTGCTCGATCAGCGAACCGATCTATATTGTCTGAGTTATTAGCGATCCAAACGGATAAATTTTCAATACGGCCAGATAATGTATCGATAGACGGCACCATCGATGTGAGCAGTTTCGCCTTTGCCCCATCGACCGATAAGCCTATTCTTGTAAAACTGTCATTGAACCGCTCTGCCGCATCGGTAGTGGTTTTATCCATATGCCCGTTAAACTCTTTGATAGCTTCGCTTCCACCGTTGAGCAGTGGGATCATATCCGCACCGGATTTTCCGAATAACTGCATTGCAAGCGTTGATTTGGCAACACCATTTGGCATATCTTTGAATCTATCTGCTACTTCCAACAAAACCGTATTTGAGTCTTTGATATGCCCGTTTACGTCTTTGCTTGAAATACCGAGATTTTTTAGAGCGTTTTCCGCATCTTTCCCACCACCCATAGATATTTCGCCAAGGTTTTTATTGAGTTTAAGAACACTTTTTCCTATCTCCTCTATCGCAACATCAGAAAGTTTTCCCGCTGCTTGCAATGAATACAAATCATCAACAGACATTCCGATCTTTTGCGACATTTTTCCGAGTGAATCAGCGAGATCGAGTGATTGTTTAATAGAATCTTTTAGGTTATTAAGAGCAAAATACCCCGCGATGGATGCCCCCGCTGTTTTGGCGAAGCTCTCCATTTTTTGAGTAGAGGTCTGCATGATACCGACAGCGGTATCCATCCCTTTTCGGAGTTGGGCAGTGTCGGCGGCTATGATGATGTCAAGTGCTCCGAGTGCCATTGTTTCTCCTTATTTCGTGGTCATAATTCGCAATATTGCCGATTGAGCATCTTTGATCTGCTCGTCGCTCATCTCTTCGAGCTCTAACCCTGCGCTGATCGGTTGCTCTTTGTTCGAGTACATCTCGAAATCCGAAGCGGTAGGGCTTTGCTCATACCGTTGAAATCCGGTATTCGCTACTACAGAGCACAAAACACCGTGTCGTTTATCATTCATCCGCTCTTCATCACCGAACGGCTCTAGGCTGTAAAACTCAACCCACTCGTTGAGTTCATCAGCGGACATCTCATTCTCTAATCGCTCGACGGTCATACCGAGCTTTAGGGCTAGGCGGAAGCGGAATCTTCGATCTTCTCTTGATCCGCATCGCCCTTGAAAGCGTTTCCCAATTCACGGTGAATACGGTCGATAACGACAGATGATTTTTTACCTAGAACGCTCTCGATCTCTTCATCGCTAAAGAGACGCTCCCCATTTTCATCACATAGAGCAAAACCGACCGAATAAAGGCGATGTTTTGCATACGCTTTTTCGGATTCTTCACCCTCTTTCATTTTGATAATCGGGGGTTGACCCTCTTTTTTTGGTGGTTCGATACTCATAAACCCATCAGAAATAGGGATTAGGAAATCACGCTCACGGATATTCTGACGGCGTACACAGACGGTTCCGCCCCATTCAGGGACTTCGATTGTGCTGATAGGGATATCTTTAGCCCCAATGATTGCTTCTTTATCGATTGCCATGATTAGCTCGCTAACGTGACATCAGGTACGCCACTTGCTTGAAAACTAAATTCGAACATCAAAGCCGCGCCTTTACCGGGAATGATGTTTGGGATACCAGACACATACCCATCACGGATTATGATTGTTTTACTTCCGGTTACAGGGGTGATTTGATCATTAAATTCAAGTTTGATTTTTGTATTTGCATTTGACTCACCGAGTGCATACACACGAATTTGACCCGCATCGTCAGCAATATAATTACATTTGAGTGAAAATTCTGGAGCATCTTTTAACCCATCTGAAATGTAATCTTTATAACCGGTAGAGTCGAAATTGGTCACATCGATTTTCCCTGTTTTGTCACCGAGGATACCGGGAATATCCGTCATCTCTCCAACTTTTATAAATGTGTCAGGAGTTATTGTTTCGATATAAATCGAAACCCCTAACGAGTTTCTTGCCTTTGACATTTTGAGACTCCTCAAACTTTAAATATGAGGGTATTTTATTTGAGTTATTTTCTATGGGTTTAAAAAGTTACACGCTGTAACTTTTTCGGTGGAAAAGTTTTTGTGAGTCTACTTGACGATATCATCAGAGAGAATATAATCGAAGATTTGGACGTGCAGTTTGGTGTCGTTTTCGTAATCTTCCATGTGCATGGATTTATTACCTTTACCACTCATAGCCGATTTTATATCTCCCGCGATACTTAGGGCTTCATCGTTTTTTTTAGAAAACACTTTGATTTGAAACCGTCCCATATCGAGGCTCTCTGTGCCGTCAAGCGTACCCGTATCGAGTGAGCTGATCCGCTGATAGGTGATGTAGGGAGGCGGTGTGCTTTGAGGAGCGACGAGCGGGTAAACACGATCACCGATCACGGGGATGGCGGATAGCAGCGTATAAAGTCCGATTGAAATACTCATTTTGTTGCCTCATCAAGTTTTAATTTGATCGTATCGATCACTTTGTTTAGAACATCCTCCCCCGCTTCATCGTATGCGGGTCGCATAAATGGGTGAGCCGCCATTTTTGAGGTTCCGAATTCTTGAAATCGTCCGTAAAAAACGCTTTTCCCTTTTCGCTTGTTTTTTGTCGGTCTGATCCGAAAAGCGATCACCCCTTTTTGCGCTCTGGATCCACTCACTTTGATCGAATCTCTTAGAGTACCCTCATTGACTGGGACATAGCTTTTGGCTTTATCTTTTATGACATTCGCCCCCTGACGAACCGCCGCACGAATCACTTTTTTTTCGAGGTTATCGGGTAATGAATTTAGATTTTTAATAAGCTCTTCTAGCCCTTTGATCTCTCCGCTCATAAAACCTCTTTTGCGATAATAATCAGCTCTCTGCTTCGCTCATCTTTATTTTGCACATTTAGGATGTCAAAATAACGATCAACGAACTTGATTTTGTGTTTAGGTGTCACACCCGCTACAAATCGACAGCGGATCTGTGACGTAGCATCGGCGAACACTTGGTTACTCATAAAACGCTCACCGCCAGTGATCGGCTTAATCTCCGCCATCGTTTCAGCGAGTAGTGTTTCGCCGTCGCTAAACCCGCCCGTAGCATCACGAACTTCCCCGATGGATAAAATGCTGATTATGTGACGTAATGCGCCGGATCTCATAACGTAATCACCCGATATTTGCTGATGAGATAAGCGTTATACTCATTAACGATAGGGCTAACCGATACCCCAACAACGACCTCTTCACGATGTTCGAATAATGTCGCGATACGGATAAGCATCCATTGCTTGATCGGCTTTGGAACCGATGCCGCATCCGCATACCCTGCGGTAAACGTCACACGAACCGGATCGATTACATTGGCGATAGGTGGGTAAGAGGAATTTGGTTTCTTAACGATCCGTGCCGGCTCCGAATAATCGCTTACCGAATAGAGCGACTGATCGAGGAGCGCATAGTTCTCCAACCCATCAGGAACATACTCGATTGTATCGACCGAGATCAACGGCGGTTTTTTAAGCTCAAAACGCTCCGGCAAAGTATCCATCGTCATTTCATAAACAGCGCTCATGAGTTGGCGATTGGTAATATCCTCCGCCTGAGTCGTTGCCACTTCGATGAGGAACTGTACAATACTATCAAAGATATCTGACATAATTCCCAGATGTGCTTTCGCTTCATTGAGTGTTACCGGATACTCGCTCGGAGCTGTTTTGAGTTTCAATCCCATCGTTATTCTTCGTCTTTGTTATCGTCGGATTTTCCCTCGGGAAAATTGCTACTAAAAGGTTCTTTGTTAAGGTACCCGCCTTTGATTAGAGCACCGCAGCGCTCTTTTGTACCATCAAAGATACTTTTCTTTTCGTAACGATCCCCCGAACCTTTATCTACTAAAGATTCAATAACTTCATGTTTTGGCATAATGATACCCTTATGAATAGCGTTTATCGCCGAGTGCCAAAGTAGCTGCACCAACCTTGCCGTCTTCATCACATGTGACTTTTACCGCTACATACGCAAACCCGCTGTTGCTATCGAGTTCATCGACGCGTGCTTCGACTTCAGCTTTTACCACTCCGCCACCTGTAGGAGCCGTTGCAGAAACGGCCGCTTTTAATGCTTTTGACCCTGCACCTGCTGCACTTGTAGCCTGTAATAACTCAATCGTTGCAATTTTCCCCTGTGTTAGAGACGCTGTGATGAGCGTCCCCATGATCCCTCGGTAATCTCCTACCGCTACATATGATCCGGTTACATCGGCGGTACCGATGTCCTGAGGATCGATTGCCGCCACTACGTCCATTTGTTCGCTAATTTTTTTACTCATTGTTTACTCCTTATGCTGCCGGTACGTCGAGTACGACGAATGGGCTGTATTGATTGCTATCTTCGTCTTTGAGTGGGCCGTTGATTGCAGGTTGCCCATCAACACCCATAACCGCTTTGATCAATGTCTTGTCTTTTGTAAACTGAACATGTTCAGACATACTGATGATGATTCCAGTTCCATTTTTGACATAGTAATAAGAGAAATCGGCAAGAACAACATCCCCTTTTGAACCAAGACCAGGTGTACGTGTTGACCAAATCAATGGATAACCTAAAATTGTTTCTGGGCTACCATCTCTACCGTTAGGCTGCCAAATCAAGTTACCTACAGCATCTTTCATTTGCGTAATCTTAATGTAGGCTTTTTTAGAGATCACCCATACCAGTTCATCTCCATTTGAAGATGCAACCATTGTGACAAGATCAGCATACGTTACATCGTTTGCAGTGCCACGATTAATAGCAATCGAAGCAGCAGAACTCAAAAACCCTTTTGGTTTACCGACACCGTTGCCTGAGAAAAACGCGGCATCCTCAGCTTTTGCCAACGCTTGGCGTAAAAGCGACATAGAAAGAGCACCTACCGCAGGAGCATTACGAAGCAATTTGTTCGACAGCGCGATATATCCTGCAACACCATTTGATGAGAGCTTGATTTCGCGAAGTTTAAACGCTGTTTCATCAATCTCTTCATCTTCAGATACCCAATTGGTAACTACACCGCCGTAAACTCCATTGTCTCCACTTTGATCAAGAGCAGGAAATGAGATGTCTGCATCTGGCATATTCCCTGCTGGAATGACAGTAGCACGAGGGCGGATGATGGATTCACCCGGCTTAAATGCAGTGAGCATATCACCAAATTGTTGAGGAACACGGTACCCACCTGCTTCGCCGCTTCCCATATTTTGGGAGACAAATTCCAAACGTGAATCATTCCCCGCACGAACTGCTCCAAGAAATTCACCAAATGAACTAAACCCACCCTCATCGAGCACTTGGTTATCCCCCGAATTTTTTGAGTGGTTAAATGAGTGGATCGGTTTTGATGCCGGAGCATTCATCTCTTCATTAAGTTCTGATTGCGATTCAAGACGAGAAATTTGTGATTTCATCGCATCTTGCTGAGTACTTAAAGCCTCGTATTGGCTAGACTCTTCCGCTGTGAAATCACGACTTTCAGCAAGGGCACTATCGTTCATTTTTTGCATACTGGCAATAACTTCCGCACGTTTGCCTTTCATTTCGATAATTTTCTTTTTCATTTTTTCATTCCTCCATTTTTAGAATGTTTAATTGTCGTTGTCGAGCGGATGTACCGCCACCTTTACCCATTTTGCCTGCCGAGAGTTCAGCGAGCACACCCTCAAAACTTCCGAGTCGGTCGGCTAGCCCTGCGGAAACTGATTCAGCCCCGACGAACACACCTCCCTGCCCGTAGTTTTCGAGAACGTGATCCGAACTTACCCCACGGTTACGGGCAATCGCCGAAACAAAAACCTCACCGAGGGTATCCGCCATTTTTTGCAGATCCCCTAGCCCCTCTTCGGTAGCAGGGTCTCGATTTTTGTTTGGGCTGACTTTTGAAACGATGCGTACACGCTTAA